CTAGCTACAGCACTACGACCTGTGAAAGCACTATGGTTATCTCCACCGGCAGCAACACTTCCCATATTAATCTGTAACCAACTTGTTCCATCTTGGCTAAAATAAATATTAGTACTTGTACAAGCTATTACACCATCTGCATAAACGTGTAAGCCTAGTATATCATTATCTGAACTAGGATTAGCTGCACTAGCACCACCAAATGCAGAGAAGCCATTAATTCTTCTATAACCACCTGCTATATCAACTTCAAAGTTTCTTAACCTTGTTGCTGCTCCGGGTCTACGTAAAAGCTCAAAAGAACTAGAAGACTTGTCGAGTCCTCCTTCACATGCTAGTGCGTATGGTTGTGATGGCATTAGATATGATCCGTTGACATAAAGTTAGGTGTAGGATTCATTAAAGCTGATCGCATTTGTTTTAATCCTTTTTTATAATCTTCTAAAGCGAAGGCTGCTTGTTGTGGAGCATCTTTAAACTGATGGAAATGATATCTAGCTCGTGCCATTAATACTGGAGAATATACGTCTGGAAAAACTGTTGCATCTCCGTGAGCATCTAATGCTGTTGGTAAATCCCAAGCAAAGAACCAGACTCGATAAACTTTATCAGGTATAGGACTTACTCCAAACTTTCTAGCATCAGGACTTCGGATAATAAATTTATGTTCTCCATATGTTTGAGTATCTGCATCATCTATATTCTCAGATTCTCTTAAATGATCTTTCCATTCTTCAGTTGTAACAAAACTTAAATTTTGACTAGTATAAGGAGTACTTGCTCCACTTACACCTATAGTAGTTAGATAAAAGTTATCCCAATCTACTGAACCATAATCTGTAGTAATACTAGAACTAGCTGCTTTTAATTCATACCAACGAGTTCCTGCAACAGTTTCTACATATACATTACCGTAGAAAGGATCAGTTGCACCACTTTCACCAGTAGCTAAAAACCCCCATTGAGGTTCTGCCATTACTATATCTTTGTATGCTCTATTGATACAATCTTTAGCGTGAGCTTGTACACCTAATGCACTACTAAAATTAGCTGAAGTTAAAACAACTTCGTTTAGTTCTCTTAATAGTTCATTTGTTAAAGTTAAGTATGTAGTTGCCATGTTTTAATTCTTAATAATAATTTGTTAAAAATAGGAGAAGTCAAAAGACTCCTCTCTACTTTAGGATAATCAATAAAGATTACCCTTGATACGTGCCTACTTTTAAAAATTAATCAGGTAATACATCTAAATGTAAAAACTCGACTAAATAAGTCACAGTTGTAGCTGCCGTTGCAAGATCATTTGCTAAAGGTTTTAACCTTATATAAAGTGTACGAGCTGCTGCAATATACAAAGTAGATGCAATAACGATTGCTTCCGAAGTAGCCGGACCACCATAAACACCTGCAGTTACTCCAGTACCTACAAAGGCATTGGCTGCGTGACCATGTGAATTTTGAATAATATACAAAGGTGCATTAGCTGTCCACGTTACTGCTGCTCCACCATCATCTAAGATAGCTTTTTCATCAATAACCTGACCACCACCTGCTGCAGTTCCTAAATCGAAATCAACATCATCGCCTGAAGCTCCTGCTGTAACAATGTTACCTGCTGGAATTGCGATAAGACTACGAATAATAGTATCTGCCGGTTGTGTAAATGAAACATCATAAGTTGCATCAGCAGTTACTGCAATAGTTCCTGTAGTAGCTGAAGTCCACGAATTAACTGAATTATCAGCAAGTCCACGAACATCTGCTGTTTTTGCTGAGTTGCGCCCTGTGTCCCTTATATTTATGACTGGGTTTGCCATTTTTTTTCTCCTCTATTTAATTAAAAATAGTTATATTGTTTGTTTTAAAATATAGTTTATACTATAAAAATAAAAGAAAAGGGAGGCTATTACACCTCCCAAATCTATTTGGTTAGTCTATTCCGTAGAATGCACTAACAATAGCTTCATCTCTAAGTACTTTCGCACCAAAAACATGAAGACCTCTCACAATATCCCCAAACGAAGTTGGGTCTCTCAACACTTCTGTTGATAGAATTGTGTTTGCAGTAGCCGTAGAAGACATGTGACCTGCCAAAACTTTACCTGCAGCATTAGATGTTGCAGCTATGTTATTTGACTTGTACATTTCAAAGCCACGAAGTTTTCCACTAGAAACTAATCCGTTTCTAATAGAGCCTTGTCCGGCATTGTAGTCTACAGACAACAGTTTAGAACTAGAGCTTCCTAGAACTTCGTAGAAGTCAGGACCTGCAACAAACCAACGACCTTCTTCAGGTACGTTCTGTTCGTCTAATAGTCTTGCCATTCTACTCATAAGGTCTAGAGGGTCATGTTCATCAGTTCCGAAACCAATGTCTAGGTTACCTGTTCCATCAAAAGTTCCAGATGCTAAATCAGTAGCACTGTCAGAACCTAACACGTGGTTAGGTGATGAGGCAGATAGACCTGCAAACATAGTTACAAGTACAGCAGCATCGTAAGCATCTTTCAATGCGTATGCAGCAGAACTTGAAGCAACTTCTTTAAAGTTGACATGTGACATATTTGTTTCAATATCATCTACGATGAATTTAAACGCATTAGCACTATCAACAACTAAAGAAATTTCAGCATCAGTTAGTCTAGTTTCTGTGGTATCGGCATTTCTTGTATACGCTGATACAGAAATGACGGGTTCTTTGATAATCTTTACTGAGTCTCCGTAAGCAGATATCTCACCGGCATAGTCGGTGTTTGGAATAGCTTCAATTACCGAAGATTTCCTAAAAAAGTTTAAAACCTTTTTAGAGTAAACCGAAGGTAAAAAGAAACTATTTGTTTGTCCTGCAACGGAGTTAGCAAAGTTAGCATTGGTATCAGTGCTCGGTTCAAAATATTGAGCCATAATAATTCTCCTTTGTTATATAGTTTATTTTATGATTCTGCCTTCTTGCATTGCATTGCTGATTTCACTTTCGTATTTATCAAACTCTACAACACTCATGGCAGCAATCTCTCTTTCAGACCACACTCTTTGTTGATTTGGTTCTACACTAGTTGTTTTAGTGGAAATCATATCAGCAGCAGATTGTTTAGTCTGTCTAGAATTTGACTGAGGTTGTGTAACTTGTTGAACCTCTAATCCGATATCCTTTTTAAATAAATCTAAAGCTCTACTAGCTAAAGTTGCATCACTTGGGTTATTAAAAATCCAATCTTTAATAGACTCTGGTTGCAAATCAGCCCAATCTTGAAATTCATCGCTGTTTCTAATTTCATCAAAATCAGGATGTTTTTCTCGAAGGTCCTTTTCAGCTTCTTGTTTTAGTATTTCTGTTTCACGCCCTTGCATCGCATCTAATCTTGTTTGCAATTCAGCAACTTGATTTTCGCTTTGCATGTGGGCAACAGACTCTACCACTTCATAAACATCAGGATACTCGTTTTTAAACTTTTCTAGTTCTTCTGCAGATTTTGGAGCTTTATACTCTGGTCTGTTTGAAACAGCTTCCTGTATTAACTCTTGTTCTCTAGCTTTAAACTCATTAAGTCTAGAATCGTAGTGCGTTTTTAAATCATCGTATCGTTTTTTATAGTTGGGTCGCTTATAAGGTTTATCCTTAGTTGCTTCTACGTCTTGTTTTTCTGCTTCAATGTCATCACTTTCGTCATGTTCAGTTGAAACAGGTTTATCAAAAAATAAACTATCTGACGATACAAAAGGTTTATCTTTTACATCATGCCAATCTTTTTTTGCATTATAAGGGTTGGCTTTTTGTGGTTCTTGGTTCTCGGTTATAACTTCTTCAGTCATTTTCTTACCTCCTAATCAGGGCTTCGTTTAACAAGGTCGCTACGTTGTGCACAGTAGGGCTTGTCTTGTAAAGGTCGCCTTTCGGTTGTTATATATGATAAGTGCCTATAAAAATTATAGGGTCGCTTTATCTCTTTTAGCCACTTAAAGGAACATAGTATCTACGAGGACTAGCCTTTAACATTTCTTCATCAATTTCTTTATTAGGCTTTGCAACATTAGGAATATTTCCTTGTGCTGCTAAAAGTCCAGTAGTTTGAATTGGAGTTGCTTTAGGATCGCCTTCGTCTTCAACCATGCCACCATAAGCGACACCTTGTCTTTGCTCTGCTCCGTCTTCTGCGTCTTTCATCATAGACATTAAAGTGTCTACTCCGATTTCTTCAGTTGCTTTTGCAGTAAAGACAAATTCTCCGTCCGATAACCTTGCAGGTATCGAATCGGATTTTTCAGTTCCGGGTCCATCAACTGGAC